ATATGTTTGCCTAATAGAGATCAGGCAATATTATCTACTGCACCATATGTACAGAAGATGAAAAAAAATTTACAAGACTTTCGTAAAGAAGATTATTTACTTGCAGTTGGAGATCCTGTAATAATAGGTATATCTACTGCAGCTGTACATGAAGTTACAAATGGACAGTTTAATATATTAAAGTGGGACAAGCGTGAATTTAGATACTATCCACTTGAAGTAGATATGTATCAGAAAGGATAATATGACAACTAAAGTAAAAGTATTCACAGGTAGTGGTTCTTTTGACATCAGAGATGAAATGATCAATGACTCAAAAGATTTTTTAGATACAGTTGAAGTTACAACTATTGCACAAGAGTGTGTTAATCTAAAACAAAAAGAAGATGAGATTGCAGAGTTAGAAGATAAACTCAAAAAGAAAAAAGAAGAAGCTGATCATATCAGTTCAAAAGTAATTCCAGAATTATTAGCAGAACAAGGATTGTCAGAAATAAAATTAGCTGATGGTTCTAAAGTTTCTGTTAAACAAGAATTTAGGGCAACTCTTCCTAAAGATGAAGTACGAAGAGATGCTGCCTATCAATGGCTTCGAGATCAAGGGTTAGGAGATATTATTAAAAACAATGTCTCTGTAACATTTGGTAAAGGAGAAGATGACAAGGCTCAATCTTTGATTGACCTTGCGGTTGCGAATGGTTACGAGCCAAGTCAGAAATCTGATGTAGCTTGGAATACATTAACAGCCCTGTATGAGGAGCGTGTCAAGGCCGGCCTTGACATGCCTTCTGATGTCTTTAGTCTTTGGATTAAGGACAAAACTAAAATAAGTCGGAAATAACAAACAAAGGATAAAGAAAAATGAGTAAAGAAGTAATGAAAAAAGGATCGGGATCAGTAGCTTTGTTCGCAGACGATGCGGCTACAGGTTTTGATAACATGACGCAAGATGATCTTGCGTTGCCGTATGTCAGGATCTTGGGTCAGTTATCGGCACAGGTGAACGAAGGGGATGGTAAATACATCGAGGGTGCTAAACCTGGGATGATTTATAATAACGTTACCCATGAAATTTTTGATGGGAAGAAAGGTATTAAGGTGGTGCCTTGTTATTATAAAAAAGACTATCCAGAAAAAAGCGACAAAGGAGATGGGAATCCATTAACAGTGGCTACTCACCTACCTAATAGTCCAATAATCAAAACAGGTAAAAGAGAAGGATCTAAGATTAGATTACCAAATGGTAATTATCTTGAGGAAACTGCTTATTACTATGTTTTGATGGAAACAAAAGCAGGTGGTATGACGCCAGCGTTGATTACTATGAAATCATCGCAGCTTTCTGTCAGCAAAAATTGGAATTCTATGATGAAGACCATACAAATTGAGGACGGAAAAGGCGGCTTTGTTACACCACCAATGCATGCAGTTGTGTATAATTTAGCATCAGCAATACAAAAGAACGACAAAGGTTCTTGGTATGGCTGGTCAATTACACAAGACCGAATTATGGGACAAGAGGACAAAGGATTGTACAAAAGTGCAAAAGACTTTTCTTCTAGTGTCTCGGACGGAACCGTGCAAGCAAAAGCCGATGTGGAAGAGAAGTCGGATAGTACACCATACTAACCGTTACCTAAATCATAGAGGTGGCGATTTTTTTATCGCTGCCTCTTTACAAAGAAAAAAGAAATGATAATAAAAAAAGACAGATTCAAAAATATATTTAGTGGATTAACTATAGCTTATGGACAATATCAACCTGGAGAACGCGGCGAAAACGGAAAGCAACAAGGAAAAGCTTTTATTGTACGTGGTACCGTCACAGAAGAACTCTGGGACAAACACTTACGAGGAGAAGGACCAGCGTTGGGAATCATCCCTATCACGGAGAGCAATGATTGTCGCTGGGGGTGCATTGATATCGATGAATATAATTTTGATCACACTAGCCTCATTAAAAGTATTCGGGATAATAAACTCCCTTTAATAGTCTGCCGTAGTAAATCAGGCGGAGCACATGTATTTTTATTTACCAAAGAAAATATTCCTGCATCTTTGATGCAATCTAAATTAAAATCTATGGCCATCATACTTGGTTATGAAGGGTCAGAAATATTTCCAAAACAAACTGAAATACTAGTGGATCGTGGGGACACTGGTAATTTTTTAAACTTACCCTACTACAACGAGATGAAAGGATTGCGTTATGCTATCAACGATAATGGCGCCAGTTGTACACTTGAGGAATTTTTTGAGCTCCATCATGTTTATGCGTGCACAAAAGAACAAGTCGAAGCGATTAAAACAGAAGAGAAAAAAATAGAAGAAGCATTTCCTGGAGGGCCACCTTGTCTAAACAAACTTGCAACAACAGGTTTTGGACAAGGATCTAGGAATAATGCTTTGTTTAACATTGCAGTTTACTACAAACAATCTAATCCAGATACTTGGGAAGATAAAATTGTAGAGGCAAATTTAAAATATATGGAACCTGCACTAAGTAATAACGAAGTGCAGCAGTTAATTAAATCAGTAAATAGAAAAGGTTACGATAAGTATAGATGTAAAGATGCACCTATCAATGCAGTCTGTCAATCTGGTTTATGTAGAACAAAAAGATTTGGTGTAGGATTTGGTGAAGAAGAGATGCCGGTGTTAGGAAGTCTTACAAAGTATGCATCAAAACCACCAGAATGGTTTTTAGATGTAGATAAAAAAAGAATACAATTAAAATCAGAACAACTTTATAGTCCGCAGCTTTTTGCATTAGCATGTTTAGATCAGGCTAACTTAGTTGTACCTGTACCAAAACCAAAAGATTGGAAACAACATTTTTTAAAACCAATGATGACAGGACTACAAGAAGTAGAACCTTTAGAGTCTTTAGATCCAGTCAATGAACTTACAGGACTCTTACAAGACTGGACTACTAATAGACAATCAGCAAGAACATTTGATGACATATTAAATAAACTACCGTTCACAGATGAGAAAAGAGAATTTACATATTTTAGAATGGAAGACTTTTATAATTTTTGTAAACGAAATCATTGGGAAAAAGATAAAAATCAAACAGGTAACTTAATAAAACAATTAGATGTATTCGTAGATGAAGAGAGAATCCGTATTAAAAAACAACAACCAAGATTAATTAAAATAAAAACTATGAAACAGGTGGAGGCTAGTGTCACTCAAGAACCATATCAAGAGGAGCATTTCTAGTGGCAAAGGGAACGATATTAAGAAAAATAAAAATAAATAATTATAAATTTGACTTAGAAATATATCCAAATTTAGAAGGTCATGAAGATATTACCTGGGAGATATTTCCTAAAAGTCAGGCAGCATCTTTATATGCATTTAGTAATAAAGATAAGATAAATAAAATTATAAAAGAAAAACACATATACGAACCAAAGAAATGAAAACAATAATATTAGGACCACCTGGTACAGGTAAGACTACAACTTTATTAAATTTAGTTGATCAGTTTATTAAAGATGGAATTAGACCTAGACAGATAGGTTATTTTTCTTTTACTAAAAAAGCAGCTACAGAAGCAGCGGACAGAGCTGCAGATAAATTTGGTTTAGATAAAGAAAATGATTTACCTTTTTTCCGAACATTACATTCTTATGCATTTAATCAATTAGGTATGACTAAAGAGAAGATGATGGGACCTGAAGATTACAAAGAGTTTGGTGAAAAGTGTGGCATACCAATTAAGTCTACAAAGTTTTCTGAAGGTGATGGTACATTTAATTCTGACAATGAATATCTTACAATTATAAATACAGCTATTGTTAAACGAATGGATCTATTAGAGTATTATGATTCAAGACAAAACATATTAGACATAGAAAGAAACACACTATTTTTACTGTCAGAAGAATTAAAGAGATTTAAAAAAGAAAAAGGACTCAAAGATTTTAATGATTTAATCGAAGACTTTCTAACAAAAGAAACCATTAATAAATTTAAAGTATTATTTATAGACGAAGCACAGGATTTATCTTTGTTACAATGGGAGATGGTAAGAAAGATTTGGAGTCGTGCAGAAAAAACTTACATCGCAGGTGATGATGACCAAGCAATATTTAAGTGGGCAGGTGCAGACGTAGATCATTTTATTGCATTGAAAGAAGAAGTTGATGACATACAAACACTAGATCAATCTTATAGGATTCCTGGAGGACCTATACACGAACTATCACAAAACATTATAGGTAAGATACAAAACAGATTTGATAAAGTTTATAAACCAAGACAAGAAGAAGGAATACTGCGTAGATATTCTGACATTACACAGGTTGATATGTCAGAGGGTAGATGGTTGGTGTTATCTTCTGCAAATCATTTTTTAGAAGATGCTAAAGATTTATGTGAGCTGCAAGGTTGGTACTATCAATACAAAGGTAGAAACTCTATACCACTTAAACTATTACTAGCTTTAAATAACTGGGAATCTTGGCGTAAAGGTGGAATGTTAAATCACCTGGAGATAAAAAACATTTACGAATATCTAGGATCAAATGTATTAGAAGGATTTAGAAAAGGTAAAACATTACATTCTGATGACAAGTACACATTAAAAGAGTGTCAAGATAATCATGGATTGTTAGTTACAAATGTTTGGTACGAAGCATTTGAAGGACTAGATCCAATGACAGAAAACTACATTCGTAACATGAGGGCGAATGGAGAACAGATAAATAAAAATCCTCGTATAACAATGTCAACCATACACGGAGCGAAAGGAGGAGAAGCTGACAAAGTTTTACTAATGCAAGACATAACAAACGCAGCACTTGAAACATTTAGTCATGATCCAGATGAATTACATAGATTGTTTTACACTGGAGCAACAAGAGCGAAGCGCGAATTGCATGTATTAGATCCAAGAGATTTTGATAGGGCTTACATACTATGACACACAAAGATTTATTTAAAGGATCAACATATGATTCTCTAGAAAAGCAGGTAGGCGGGAAACACTACCGTAATATGAAAATTCAGCCAGCACATTTTATAAACGAAAACAAGTTGCTTTTTGCTGAAGGCAACGCTATAAAGTATATCTGTAGACACCAGTCAAAAGGAAAAGAGGAAGATGTGAAGAAGGCAATCCATTATTTAGAGATGATATTAGAGAGAGATTATTCGTGAGGAGTACACAGATACCGTTGTTCACTCCTGAAACGGAATGGGTTATGCCTGAAGAATTAAAAGATCTTCGTGGGCATAAAGAGATAGCAATAGACTTAGAGACTAATGATCCACACCTTATGGAGTTAGGATCCGGTAATGTCACCGGAAGAGGGCACATTGCTGGCATTGCGGTGGCCGTAGAGGGCTGGTCAGGGTATTTTCCAATACATCATGAGTCTGGTGGTAATATGGACAAAAAACTAGTCTTATCTTGGCTCCAAGATATTTGTAATCAAGAAGATACTACATTTATATTTCACAATGCGATGTATGATATTTGCTGGTTAAGATCAGCTGGGGTTGTTGTTAAAGGTAAAATAGTTGACACAATGATTGCAGCATCTCTGATAGATGAAAATAGATTATCTTATCAATTAAATTATTTATCAAAACATTATGTAGGGTTTGGTAAAGACGAAAGTGTTTTGAATGCAGCTGCAAAAGAATATGGATTAGATCCTAAAAAAGATTTATGGAGATTACCTGCGTTGTTTGTAGGTCAGTATGCTGAACGTGATGCAGAGTCTACATTAAAACTTTGGAAGAAATTAGAAACAGAATTATATCAAGAAGAATTATGGGACATATTTAATTTAGAAACTAGATTATTTCCTTGTCTTGTAGACATGAGATTTAAAGGTGTCAGAGTCGATCTCGACAAAGCTGACAAAATTAAAAAATATTTAATAGATAAAGAGAACAAAATTCTTAAAGATATCAAAGACTTAACAGGAATTAATGTAGAAATACATGCAGCTCGAAGTATTGCAAAAGCATTTGATAAATTAAAACTACCGTATGACAGGACAGAAAAAAGTAAAGAGCCATCTTTTACAAAAAACTTTTTACAAAATCACCCACATGATTTACCGAAAGCAATTGCAGAGGCAAGAGAACTTAACAAAGCTCACAGCACATTTATAGATTCAATAACTAAACATGCAGTTGATGGTAGAATACATGCAGATATAAATCAAATACGATCAGATGCAGGCGGAACGGTGACCGGTAGGTTTAGTATGTCAAATCCTAATCTACAACAGATTCCAGCAAGACATCCAGAGTTGGGTCCTTTGATTAGATCTATATTTATTCCAGAAGAAAAACATACCTGGGGGTCATTTGACTATTCACAACAAGAACCTAGAATTTTAGTACACTATGCAAAGCTACAAAACTTAAATGGTGTTGATGAAATCGTAGATGCATACAATGCAGGAGACGCAGACTTCCACCAAGTTGTTGCAGACATGGCAGGCATTGAACGTAAGCAAGCCAAGACAATTAACTTAGGTTTGATGTATGGCATGGGTAAGAATAAATTAATGGCAGAACTAGGATTGATGAAAGATTCTGCAGAAAAACTAATTAGACAATATCATAACAAAGCTCCGTTTGTAAAACAACTGATGGACAATGTATCTAGAAAAGCAAATGATCGTGGTAAGATTAGAACTTTACTTGGTCGGGCCTGTCATTTTGATCTTTGGCAGCCAGTACAATTTGGAGTCTTCAAACCATTACCACTAGAACAAGCAAGAAAAGAATATGATGAACCATTAAAACGTGCATTTACGTACAAAGCACTTAATAAATTAATACAAGGAAGCGCAGCAGATATGACAAAAAAATCTATGGTTGCTCTCTATGAAAATGGTATAATACCTCACATTCAGATTCATGATGAAGTAGATATTTCTGTTGAATCTAATGAAAAAGCAGAAGAGATAATTGAAATTATGGAATCTGCAGTTGAATTAAAAGTACCAAATAAGGTTGATTATGAACAAGGAAAAAATTGGGGCGATATTAAGTAAGATAAATACTTGGTCCCTACTATATAGACAAGAAATAGTTTTAGGCGGTACTACATTTCTAATAGGATTTGTTATTGGCGCATGGCTTATCTAAACGCAAACACACCGACTATTTATGCACAGGTAAGGAGGGAATATCTTTATGATCTTAAAAAACATCATGGCGAAGTTGAAGACTGTATTATCTTTGGTCTTACAAGCATGGGGGGCCGTGCTATATTATTTCACGCTCTTATGGGTAACGGTGCAATATTTTATCGCTTACCAATTAGCGCGTTTATTCAAAAGGGATTTGACCCATCCGGAGTGCCCACAAGACGACTTGATGAACTGGAGCTTTGGAATTGTTTTTCTTATTACCCTACTGTCACTCATTGGTCTATCTTAAGCGCAGCTTCTGGTTATTATTTTGGTAAAGATAAAAAGAAACATCACGGTGCATATTTATTTACTATTGACTGGGCTCATCCAGATGCTAATATACTAGACACTGACCATTCAGAGATCCCGCACGAACATAAGTGCGCTCACATAATTGCATTAGACGACGGCAATTTTGCAGCACAACCTAACAACAGATGTATATGGGATTTACCTTCATTCACTGTCAAAGATAATGTGCCTGATTGGAAAGTACAGACTAACGAATGGAACGTAGAAGATTCAGGTAAGTGGAGAACCGCTGATACTGATGACTTCTTTTACGAGATCGAGGAGCAAAAAGATGATTGATAAAATTAAAAATTCAGCAATGCACTACTGGCATGAGCATAAAGTAGTGTCTATTGTGGTGGCTGTTGTAATTATCGCAGCATTGGTATTGTAGGTTTTATGACGGGAGATTGTAATGAATTACAAATTCACCGCAATTCTCATCATTTTACTCTGTTTACTAGCGATTTTTGTTAGGCCCCATAATCCCACATTGAAAATTGAGGGCAAAGATTATATACTGCCGAAACCAAAACCAAAATTAAATGAGTAATAAACCTTTAAATATTTCTGAAGAGGCGGCCGTGCAGATGCCGATGAAGACGGTTGCCTCTTTGATCGTCATCGTTGCCCTCGGCACCATGGGCTATTTTCAAATGATAGAGAGATTAAACCAACACTCAACAAGATTAGAGTTGATGGAAAAAGATCTAACAGAGAATACAGACTTTAGAATAAAATGGCCACGTGGACAACTAGGTTCATTGCCCGCTGATTCTGAGCAGTTCATGCTTATCGAAGATCTGTACAAACAAGTAGAAAAATTAGTAGAAAATCAAGAGATGAACATGAGTAATAAAATTAAAATTGAATTTATTGAAGGTCAGCTTACAAAAGCTTTAGAAGATATTGAAAAATTAAAAGATGCAAATCGAGAAATGAAATATACAAACGGCAATGGGAGTTATCCACAATGATAGTTGAAGGAATTGTTGCTCTTTGTATGTTTATAAACGGAGAGTTGAAGGAACATAGAATACAAAATGAAGGAATGCGTCAATGCCTCAAAGGCAAGCGTGAAGCGGAAAGACAATATAATGAAGGTGTTAGGTATCAGTGCGATTCCGTAAAAGCTGAACTCGAGGACAACATCGACGGATCAAAGTCAATCAAAAAGATAATAAAGGACTAATGGTAAAAGGATTTAGAGTTGAAGCCGAAGTTGTAAACGGTAAATGTCCAACGTGTGATCAATTCACAATGTTAGTGGGAGTTGATAAACATTTTTTTAGGTGTATGAGTTGTGGTAGTGATTTAGAACAACACATAAATGGTAAAATAACTTATCTACCAGTTATTACTGCACCAAAAGATGCCAAACCATTTGTAAAAGAATGGGTTGAAGACGATGGCTAAAAAGTTCAAAGATTTTATTGCACACGAACCTGTACATCACAAAACTTCGATTGGGCGCAAACCTAGTTTGTGCAAAATGAACAAAAGAAAACGAAAAAATTTTAAGGCTTACAAAGGCCAAGGAAAATAATGAAATTTTTATTGACGGTATTTGTCTGCTCGGTAGCGAGCGGCGATTGCTACACCACACAAGATTATCCAAAAACATTTAACAGTCATCATGACTGTATCCGTGCAGGGCTATCAGAGTCTTATGAAGTGTTGATCGCGGATGGGACCTTTACTGAAGAGCAAATAAACAAGCTCCAGTTGTATCCTAAATTTCATTGTAATCCCATAAAAGACGAAGGTAAAATTACTACTTAATGTCTGTGCATTCCAAGAAAGGAACGCACAAACAAAAGGTGTGAGAAGAGATCTTCTTTTTATTATAAAAAGACTTGACTTGCAAGTCTTGTTTTATTAGTATAGATTCCCATATATTATGATTAATAACATAGTAAGAAAGGACAAATAAAATGGCAGACCCAAACAAATTTAAGTCTGTATCTGTGCCTATCGAAACTTATAAGAAGCTTCGCTTTTTAGCTTCAGGTAAATTTGTAGATGCAGAATTAACAGTTAGTAAAACAATCGAAGCTCTTGCTACAAGAGCTGCAAAGAAGTTAGGATATAAAAATGGCAAATCGAATACATAAAGCCATCTGTAATCATTGTAATGGTAATGGATATTTAAAAGTAAATACATCCTCTTACAGTGAAGTACACCAGTGTCCAACATGTAAGTCAGAGGGTGAGATAGAGATTAAAGAACCCTCGCTTGAACAGCTAGAAGAAATGGCCAACAAAGCGAGGCTGCAGTGAAGAATCCTGTAGCCAAGGCCGTTCGAACACCAAAATTTAAACCTAAGAAAGTAGAATCTAAAAAGAAATATAATCGTAAAAAGAAAAAAGAAATCGTTGGTTACTATTATGACTACGATGGTAAAGAAACAATTTTATATAAGGATGATTAATGATACCTGAGTGTGATAGAGCATACATTGCTGGACTATTTGATGGAGAAGGTTCAATACATATGAAGCGCGGACCGGAGAAGAAAAAGAAACACAAAGGCAGCGGCTACAGAATCTCAAACAGTTTAAGGTTAAGTATGGAAATTACCATGACGGATCGATCTGTGTTAGCCTGGGTGCATGAAGTTCTAGGTGTTGGCACTTTGACTGATAAACCTAGAAAAGGTAGACGAGTTGATGGTACAAAATATTTAAAACAATACAGATGGCGATGTACATTTAGAGACGCATACTATGTATGTTGTTTATTATGGCCATGGGCACATACCAAACTTCCAAAAATACAACAAGTTATCGAACACTACGCAACAGAAAAAATAATGGAAGGAAAAGTTGTAAGTCTCGATGAGTATAAAAAGGCTATGAGTTTAGAATGAATTCGTTAAATGTAATGAATCACGTAAAACATCGACGCGTGTTATTAGTTCGATGCAACTCAAAAAGAGGTAAGTAAATGAGTAAAAAGAAAAAAATGACTAATTGTTTTGTAACTAAAAACTATAGTCAATTTAAAAAAACAAAAGGTAACAGACCTATAAGTGAGGCACATGTTAGTAAAATTAAAAAAGCTATCGCTGCCAAAGACTTAAAGTTACCTATTCTTGTAACTAAAAATATGGATATAAGAGACGGTCATCACACATTCCAAGCTAGAAAAGATCTAGGTTTGGAAATCTACTACATTGTATTAGATTCTAATGATGCATTTGATATGGCATTGTTAAACTCTAATCGATCTGGTTGGAACTACAGTGATTATCTTAATTTTTTCTGTACGTATCAGAGAAAAGATTACATGATCCTGAAGTCAAAAGTAAAACAATATGAAATGCCGATACAAGAAGCGGTAGCCATATTTAATAATCAAGTCAGTTTAAAATCAGACACGATGGATGATTTTAAAGAAGGTAGATTTAAAATACCACCGAATGGTTTGATATCTTTTGATAGAATAGCAACCGAGATGCAATACATTAACAATGTATTAGATAACTCTAAAAAATTAAAAAGAGGTTTTATTAGAGCATATCTTGTAGCTGACAAATGTCCAAAGTGGGACTTTGCTAGGTTTAAAGCTGCTATGAAATCCAAAGGCGCTAAATTGTTAGGAGCAATCTCGACTGAAGATTATATCTCACAATTCCAAGCTATCTTTAATACAGGTCTAGCATCTGATAAAAAAATTAGATTGTCTAGATTCTTTGAAGATAAAGAATACGAAAATAAACAGGAGCATAGAGTACATTAATTAAAGGGCCTTCGGGCCCTTAATTACCATTATGAAAGATAATTACGAAAAATACAAAGATATAATAAAAAAGTTAGATCCACAGGATGCAGTGGATCTATCTAAAGTTATAACCACACATGAAATCGCACCTAAACAATATTATATGTTTAAGACAGGAGGACCACATTTTTTTAGTAAATGTAAAAACAAAGATGTAGTGGATCAAAAGTATTTAGATTATTCTTGGCCTTTTATTTACAATATTAAAGGTTTAAAAAATAAAATTATGACAGGCACTATTTCTAAAGTTAAAGCTACTAGCGGCTATCCTAATTGTAGATTATTACACGCAACAGAAAAAAGAACTATTCAAGATTTTAGAAATCCTGGAATAGAAAAGATTAAAGAAATATCTAAAGATTATGAATTTGGTATGCACCGATTAGTAGCCCTTGCATTTTTACCGAATGATGATGAAAATAAAACTGTGGTTGATCACATTGATGGTAATCGTTGTAATTACAAGGTTGAAAATTTAAGATGGGCTACGTTAAAACAAAACTCAAGAGGATCCGCAGGACAAACATCTGACCCTGATATTGTGTATGAAATAGTAAGTCAAACACTTTGGTTTCATGGTAAGATGGATGAATACATGGGTCATAAACAAAAATACAACCAAGAAAAATTAGTGGCACAAAACCAACTAAACTTTTTTGAAACGTTTGAAAAGGAATTAATTAATGAAGCTAAATAACTGTTTTATATACCCAAAAACAGTGCGTGAATCCGTGGAGGGTGTACGACACTACGATGTTGGTAAAGAAAAATTACCGAGTGTGACTACGATATTGAAAGCTACTGAGTCTGAAGAGAAAAAACAATCATTAGCTAACTGGGCAGCGCGGATCGGAGAGGATGCTGCTGAGAAAATTGTATCGGAGTCTGCGGCGCGCGGAACGGCGATGCACAAGATACTTGAAAAATATATTTTAGAAGAAGGATACCTGGACCTGACGAATGTTGGTAGAAACGCACACAACATGGCCATCAGAGTTATTGAACAAGGTCTTTGTAATGTACCTGAGTATTACGGCACAGAGTGCACTTTATACTACCCAGGTCTGTACGCAGGCCAAACAGATTTAGTAGGTATTCACAAAGGACAGGACGCGATCATAGACTTCAAACAGACCAACAAACCAAAGAAGAGAGAATGGATAGAAGATTATTGTTTGCAATTAGCAGCATATGCAATGGCACACAATTTTGTTTACAAAACATCTATTACCAAAGGTGTGATTATGATGTGTAGTAAAGATAACTTTTATCAAGAGTTTGTAATTGAAGGGTTGGAATTCCAAAAATATAAACATAACTTTTTAAGGAGGGTTGATGAGTATTATAAAAATAGACCAAAGAAGACTGGATAATATAGCGAAAGCATATTGGAATACATCTGGAGAAGTAAGAGAGATGTGGAAGAAAAAGTGGTATGAATTAGTAAAAGTAATAGGAAGGAAATTAGATGAGGCTGAGAGATCTGCAACAAATTCTAGAAAAATTCACTAACGGACAAAAGGGTACCATGATATCTGATTGCCCTGTTTATATTGAAAGTATGTCTGGACACTTAGAAGATGTCAGACGTATTGAGAT